TAAAATACTGGATTATTTGATTACAAACAAACTGAAAAGTTTAATAGATGTTATTGGGGAATTTTAATGAAATCGTTATATGAAGTGTTTGATGAATTTGAGTTAGCTAAGAATAAAAAAGAACGTATGGATGTAATTTCTAAAAATCTTACACAAACGTTAGTTGATGTGTTGAGATTGGCCTATCATCCTACTATACAGTGGAAAATAAAAGAATTACCAGAAAATTATAGAGTACCAACAGATATGTTACCTGGTATTACACATGATAGTTTAAATGGCCAGATTCGTAGGCTGTATATGTTTATGGTTGGCGATCCAACAGCAGAAAAATTAAATGAATCACGTAGAAATGAATTGTTGATTCAAATGTTAGAATCAATTGAACCTAGAGAAGCAGAAGTACTACTTGGTATCTTCCAAAAAGATTTAGGTGTTAAAGGCTTGGATTATAAATTTGTAAAAGAGGCATTTCCCGACATGTTACCATGACAAAAAAAGAAAACATAATTGTTATAGCTGGTGAGTATGATCCTTTAACTTATGTTGATTTTGCATTACTTAAAGCCTGTAAGGCCAAAGGTGATTGGTTAATTGTTGGTGTACATTCAGATTCATATATGGAATTATGTCGAGGTGGTGCAAAAAACACATATGACCAAAGAAGGGAAGTAATTGAAAGCTTTCCATTTGTGGATGAAGTTTTTAGATTCAATGATTTTGATGGAACTTCATGCAATCTATTAAAACTTGTTAAATTGTGTTATCCAATATCAAATATAATTTTTGTTTCAGAAAGAAACATGCAAGATATGCCAGAAGCACGTATTCGTGGCGTTATATTTACGACCTATGAGATTATCAAATAAGGAGATTAGTTAAAGTGTCTAAAGTTTTTGGAAAATTTCGTAATTATGATTACGAAGAAGGTGCGGACTTCCAACCTAGAAAAAAGAAGAAGTATGAGCAAAAATCCTCACGGAAGAAATCTAATTACGAAGATTATGATTTCAGAGGATATGAAGATTATCAGAAACCGGCCAGAAAAAAAGATAGACACTTCAATTAATCTTGTGTTGTTATTTTACAACACACCTATTGCCATGCAGTGAATAGTCGAGTATAATAAACATATTCGATTAGGAGATATATTATGATGATTTATGTGCGTACACCAAAGTCCAAGAAAAAACTCGGACCAAAATCCGTTCGGGAACAGTATGAACAATGGTTAAAATCGCATGAATCCACAAAAAATATCAAAAAAACAACTTCTACATTTTTATATAAGTTGACTACACCTGCTGGACGTGAAACTGTACGTTATCCGTCACTAGATACAGGCCTAGGTGTAGCTACAAAGCCATCACCAAAGATTTATACTGGTGACAAAGTGATGGGAATTGCAACAATGCACAAATCAAATGCTGTACCTGTGTTTAACAGCGAAGAAGCAGTAGAAATTTCAAGAATGAGGCGCTAAAATGAGTAAGAAAATGAGTTTTGTTGTAAAACTACAACGTCCTGTGTGTCGTACACCGATTAAGCCGGTTCAAGCTCACAAAAATGTCGTAAAATATAGTCGTAAAGATGAGAAAAAGACAATTTTGTCGCAAATTGCTGTTGTAGGAGACTAAAATGTCGCAAAACACTGAGCTAAAACAAGAACCGCAAGAGCCTATTGACTGGAAATTGCTAGATGAAGTTGTCCGTAAGTGGGCAGTACTATCAGGACATGAAGATGACCAAGATTGGTACAGGAAAATGAAGGAATATTATGAGTAAGAGATATATTATTGATTTGCAAGAAGCGAATGACGGCACCGGCGATGCAATCTTACAATTTCCTGATGAATTGCTTGCTGAAACAGGCTGGAAAGAAGGCACTGTGTTAAGTATGAGAGTCGAAGAAACTCCAAGAGGCAATGTTATTATTATGACTGAGAAAAAATAATGGAATTACTTGAATCAAAATCACTTTTAGCCAAATTGATGGCAACCGAGAACCTTGTTGTTGAACAACGTCCGGTACCAACAGCATCTTTTGACGTTAAGAATCGGATTTTGACACTTCCGGTACTGGACAAAAATATCTCTAGTGCTCTTTATGACCTTTTTACAGGACATGAAGTTGGCCATGCTCTCTATACGCCTATGGATGGTATGTTGAAAGCTAGAGATGAAAAGGTTATCAAAGATGTGTCCAACGTGGTCGAAGATTCCCGCATTGAACGCAAAATCAAATACAAATATCCAGGCCTTAAAAATTCATTCGTCAAAGCTTATGGTGAGCTTATGGAAAAAGATTTCTTTGGTATCAAAGGAACAGATATCAACAAGATGAATTTTCTTGACCGTATCAATCTGCACTGCAAAGGCGGCGCAGCATTACGTATTCAATTCAATGATGAAGAACGTGGTTTGCTTAATGAAGTTGAAACCACCGAAACCTATGATGATGTTATTGATGTNTCGAAGAAAATTATCAAATACATGAAACGCAGATTAGAAGAAGAAGAACAAAANCGTGCTAAAGCTAAAGCNGAAAACAATGATGATGGTGAAGATGAAGACGAATCGGAATATGAAGAAGTTGATTTTGATGACCAAGGCAATTCAAAAGAACAAACTTTTGAAGATGGTGAAGATGTAGGAGAACAAGAGGTTGAATCTAACAAACAATCTGATAGTGATGAGTTTGATTCTGTAGAAGAAGAAAAGAAAGTAAGTCTAGAAGACCAGATTCGTTCCTTTACTGATGCGGCTTATAAAGAAAATGAAAAACAACTATTTGATAATAGACTGAGTAATATTATATACGCAAATATTCCACATTTTAATCCAAAAGATGCTGTTGACCACAAATATATCTGGACAAGATATAAAGAAGAAAACTACATTTCTTCAACAGAAACATTCCTTAGAATTCGAAATGAAAGTAACAGAGTAGTTTCATACCTTGTTAAAGAATTTGAAATGCGTAAGAATGCTGACCAGTTGAAACGCACAACAACTGCCAAAACCGGTGAGTTGAATATGAATAAGATTTATTCTTATGGTTTCAGTGAAGATATCTTTAAGAAAATCTCGGTTGTTCCTGGTGGTAAATCACACGGACTTGTTATGTTCCTCGATTGGTCTGGTTCTATGATTGACCACATCGGTAACACAATGAAACAACTAATCAATTTGGTATTGTTCTGCAAGAAAATGAACATACCCTATGAAGTGTTTGCTTTTGTTGAAGAAACGGATCCGGAAAAATTAACTAAACAAATACAAAAAGAAAATGACATATTTTTCAGACCTTATGGTTTGATGAACTTGTTGTCATCCAGAATGTCTAGTTCTGAATTCACTTATGCCTGTTCATCATTGGTTTGTATGGCTGGTCTAAGTGGCACCCGTGGTTATTTTCCTCATTGGTTGTCCATGCAAGGAACGCCTTTGAACGCAGCAATCGTTCATGCAATGACTATCGTTCCTGAATTTCAAAAGAAAAACAAATTACAGATTGTCAATACAATTTTTCTAACAGATGGTGAAAGTAATAATGCAAATCGTTATTTGCAGAAAGACCCTTACTATGGACTAACTGATGTACATATGAAATATGAGAGATTGGTTATTCGTGATCCTGTTACCAAACATGAAGAAAAGATTGATGGTAAATATGGTAATGAAGCACAGACAAGAGCTTTCATTCGTTTGCTAAAAGCAAGAACTGGTTCGAATGTTATTGGTTTCTATGTTATCAGTGGTAGAGATTTTAACCGCAAAGTACATGAGTGGTATCCAAAACAAATGAACCACGAAGAAATGAAGGACAACTTTAGAAAATCTAAGTTTGCCATTCTGGAGAATACTGGATATGATGAGTACTATATCTTGCGGTCAAACGGCCTAGATACCGATGAGGATTCTACTTTCGAAGTTAAAGAAAACTCAACCTTCAGAGGTATTGCCTCTGCATTTACAAAGTACAATAATGGCAAACATAACAG